AACCATCACCCTGGGTGTGTTGTCCAGGAGCAAACAGATAAATCGAATTGATTTTGGTGACGGCCACAACCGCACCTTTGTAAACAATCACCCAGTTGATGTCTTGGCCTTCAGGCACGAAACCTTCAGTGAAGTCGTGCTGAGTATTGAACCGCTCCGTATCCCAGACCTCCACCAGGCGGACGCCGTCCAGGCTGGTTACTCGGGTCTCAATGGCCGTACCTTGATTCTGGACGTTAATGACCCGCTGAAACTCGTTGGAGCGCTCCAGGGCGTCCATAGCTTCACTGGAAATGTAGGCAATCAGATTGGACGGCCCGTATTTTCTTACCTTCAAAATATCTGCTTTCAAACGCTGGTAAACATTCGTTGCATCGACATCCTCTTCCGTGACAAGCCCCTGAGAAATAGCATGTTGGGCCATTTTCCCAAACCGATAGGCATCAACTTCCGGCCCGGCTTGTTCTTCAATAAACACCCGGGTAATGTTCGCCGCGCTGGCGGCTTGATTGCTTTCGTCCACGTCCATTTGGTCAACAAAGAACTCAACATCTCGATCAAACTGGAGGGTGTAGGGTTCATGTTCAACCGTGACATTCCCACGATTCCACCCCCCGTTCCGGCTGTGGTCTTGGTATCCCGTAACAGAAAGAGTGGGAACATGGAAAGTTTTCGCCCCCATCCAAACCACATTGGGCGTTTCCAATTCGTTGGTCAACATGTTTTGTTTCAAGACTTGATCCAATTCACTCCGGTATTGCTCCGCGTAGTTAATCGCATTCGCCATTGTCGAATCTCCTCCTTACTTGTTTAGACCTAACCCCGCTATGAAAGGATCAACTCCGGCGGGTTTTTTGTGTTCACCAGTCGTGAAAGTCGGTTTTTGTTCCTCCTTCGCGGAGGCTTTGAAATGCGGGTACTTCTCCAGGATTTTCTGGATGGCCCCCTTCATATCCAAATCATCCGACACCATGTTTTTGGCCAAAACCACCACATCCGCCACACTGTCGGGATTTACTCCAGCTTCCAATGCGGCCAGTTGTGCCTTTAAAGTTTCGTTTTCATTGGCCAATGTTTGGTTGGACTCCTCCAATTTCTTTAGTCGTTCGGCCTGTTTTTCGGCTTCGGTTTTCTGTGCCTCTTGCCATTCCCGGAATTTTTGAAGCCCTTCTTTCGCGGATTCAAAGTCTTCAATGCCCAATTGTTTCAAAAGTTTTTCTTGGGCTTCTTTCGCTTCCCGAGCCGCAATTCGGTTGACATCTTCTTGGGTGAATAGCTTTCCTCCCGCTTGTTGCTTTCCATCGGGTTCCGCTCCAGGATTTTGTTCAGCGGCCTGGTCCGCTTGCGCTCCAGGGTTTTGGTCGGCGGCCTGGTCCGCCATCGGTTGCTTGTTTTCTTCAGCCATGAATGATACCTCCCATTAAATGGGTTTCTCCCGTTTTATTTAACGTCCACAACGGGTAAACGGACAGGATCAAAATATTTGCTCCCGGTCATACCTCCGGGTTAGGCCATTCTCTTTGACAAACTCGCGGAGCCGTGCTTGTCTGGCCTTGACCAATTCGGCGGCCCGCTTGGCTCCTTCTTCATCTCCCAACTGATCGAATAAGCGTTTTTCCAGTTTCGCGGCTCTCACCTCCCGTTCGTATCTCCGTTGAATTTGTTCCAATTTATATTGTCTGGCGTTTTCCTCTGCCGGATAGGGCTTATAAGTCCGGCGGGAAAGGCCAGGGAAATACGGATATTGAACATGCCGGCAATTGATCCCGAAAAGCCCGGCAGGCTCGCCGTAGCTTGTATCAGTATACAAATTAGGATAACGGCCACCCCGTCCTGTCCGGGTATAAATCCGCCCCTGGTACGGCGCACAAAGTGGCCGTGCCCCCATATGGGAACTCACTTCAACCAAATCGATGCCCCATTCATTGAAGCGCGTTTCCTGCATTTCGTTGGCAATACGGTTGGACATGGTTCTAACAATCATGCCAACATATCCTTCCAACGTCCACCGCCGCCCCCTCCTGTCGATCAGCGCCGTTAATCCTTTCCTGGCCAACTGTTTGGCCATGTCCCTCATAGCCTGCTGTGGAGACTTCAGCCCGGCCAACATGTCCGCCGTCACCCGGTTTACGATGTCCCTATATGTTTGACCCACCTGATCAATCAAAGTGGAATTAACCAGGTTAAGGCGGCTTTTGGCCTGGCGCTGGTAAGAGTCCAGGATGTTGATGATGGTGGGGTCACGCTCCGGCGGTAAAGGGGGCGTTACCTCTATTCCTTTTTTGTGAGCGTACTTCAGAAAATCCTCATTGTCTTTGATGGATTCAAACCCGGCCCTGCGAATGGCCGCAATCAATTCCTTTTCAGCAATCCCCGTGCTTCGGGAAATGATTGTGACGGCTTCCCGGGTCAAACCGTTTAATTGATTCAACTTGCGGAAATGCCATTCCATGAAGGCCCCATCTTCAAGAAGGGTTTTATCGGCGGCCAACCGCTTGATGATGGCCACCAATAAATCGGCTTGCATGTCCGAATAAATCCTCAACAAGGGTTCACTCAACCGCTCCAGCAATTCCTTCATCAGCTTTCACCACTGAACAGATTATCAACGCTGGGAAGCGGACTTTCTTCCGCGATTCTCCTTAATTCTTCTTCGGCTTGTTCCTCCGTCAAGTCCAAAATCCGCATCAGGGCCGTTCTTGCGCTGATTAATCCGGCATTTTTTAGCTTCAGGTAATAATCAGCGTTCGCGTCACGGTCCTGAGCAATCGAATCATCAAAATCAATGGTGATGTCATATTCCTGGGGAGCATTAAAAACCCCGTATAGCTCCCCCACTTGCACCAGGCATTCGATGAACTCTTTCAAGGCTTCTTCAATCAAAAGTTCATGACTGTTTTTTGTCCGGTAAGTTTTGCTGTTTTCGGAAACAACCTCTGTGGCCGTCTTCACCCCCTGGCCATCGAACGTAAACGCCCCGGGGGAAAAACCGATTTGCATGGCCAGGATATCCAAAAGCGCCTGGATGGCCGAAACATGTTCGTCCACCCGGAGTTCCACACTCATGTCCTGGATTTTCTGGTTTTCCGGATCAGCAAAATTGAATGCCTGGTAGACTTCATCTTCCGCGTCAAAATACCGCCTGACTTCCCCTGTCCGGGGGTCCACTACGGTTTGGATTGCAGTAGCAGGAACCAGGATTCGTTTCTTGCCCAAACTAAATTCCCGGATAAAAGAATCAAAAGCGATATCCAGCGCTTTCAAGGTGTCCAGGGCGTTGGCGAAAATAGAAATCCCCAATGGGGATTGGGGATCGAAGTTGTTGGCGATATTCGGTTTGACATAGACAAAAAGGGGCCGAGTCAAATTTTTGATTTTGATTTGCGCTTCCAGCCCTGGATAAAGTTCCTTCATTTTGGCCGGGCTGGCCTTTACCCCCAATTCCGACGGCTTATCAGACTCAAACAGTTCATTGGTGATAAGATAAATTCTTTCTCCATCTTGATTAGTCGTCCATCGGTGGCTTTCAATCAGGGTATAATATTTGTTTCCTTGCCTGGTTTGGCTGATGAAAGCCCCCTCTATAATTTTCCCGCCTTGATGGCTGATCGGGAGGAAGCAATCAGCGGTTGTAAAGCTGATTTTCAATTCATATCCATCCCCCGACAAAGGCTGGGCGTAAGCTTTCATCACCATACCGCCCATAGCGTAATTGTACTCCAGAAAGTCCTGGAAGCGTTTATAGAAGCTGTTCCGCTTGAAAACCCGTTCAATTTCCGTAGCCAACGTTTCATCCGAAATGTTAATCCGGCATTTCTCGTTAAAGACGAGTCGCGCCATCTCTTCGCTGACCACTTTCGGCATCCTCAGCGAATGTCGTTTCCGGGCTTTCTTCCCCTGTACGGTGTGATATTCGATCCTATGCCAGGGTTCGTAATAACCCCGGTATAGATCCTGCCACATGGCCACCCGCTGGTAATGCTCTTCATCCGCCGCAATATCCTTGTATTCGGTTATCTCCTTCAAACCTTTAATGAGGCCCATTTTGTACATCCACCGCCTCACTGCATCTACTAATTTTCGAAACATGGCGTCACACCGCCTCACATCTTCAGGCCCAATTTCTGGCGATTGTCTTGCACATAATATTGGAACGCATCGCAAGTATGATCATCTTCTTTGACCACTTCCGGGTTGTCTCGCTGTAGCGTGTCCGGATTCCACTGGTATTTCCTGTGTTCCTCGTAAAAGATTTGATTCTCCGGTTTCCGGAGCATAAAAAAACGTCCCTGGGCCAGTAAGTCCTGGACGTTTTCAATCATGTTGATTTTCTTCAATTTGGTTACTGGATGTAGGACTATCCCTCGGTCTTTAAAAAATTGATTCCGAAGCGCTCCTTCAGCGCTGTCAATTGTCCACCTATCAATGGGCCTATCATATTCTTGACTGACACGCTGGGCAAACTCCCATAGGTCCCGGCTGAAATCTGACGGCGCCTTTTTATGGATTCGGTTCTTTGGCGAATAATAGTAAGTATCCAAAAGAATAACGTTTCCCTTTTTGGTCAGGCCAAACGCCAAGAAAGTGGTGGCAGATGTCTGATACCCCGAATCAATAGAGATATCAATCAACAACACTTCGTCATCCTCCGGGATTTCGTCAACCCACTTGAAAAGGTTGATGTTATAAACCAAATCCCCCAGTCCGATGATTTCCCCCAAGTACATCCAGCGCCAATAGTCCGGATCAGTTTGTTTATACTTCTCAATCTTTCGGAGCAGTTGGCCAGACAGGAAACCCTTTTTATCCTCTAGATAGGTACTGTGGTGGAGGAAATAATCCGGGTCTCCCTCTTTGCTGGCCCTCCATTCGTTCACCCAGGAATAAGGGTTCCTGGGCGGGTTATAGCTGTAGTAGACCCGGACCTGTTTCCCGGCGCCGATGTCATTTCGGATGAAAGTATCCTCGACCATATCAATGTCCTCGACGCCGCTAAACTCGGCCAGCTCCTCAAACCATAGGGCCATCACATAACCCTTGGCAATCTTGGCCGACTTCAATTTCTGGGGATCATCCACACCGAAAAAGTAAAAGGCTGTATCGGTAGCCTTGTGAATGATTTTCAGCGGGGATTTCCGAAACAAAAATTCATCCTGCGCATTCAGCATATAGATGGCCCATTTGATTTGTTCGTATACACTGTTCGAAAGGTATTTGCCTACTTTTCGGAGACAGATGACATTCCCTTGATCATCATTTAGAAAATCCGTTACCAGTTTTAGGCTGATAACAGATGATTTCATAGACGAACGGCCACCTGATAAAACCACATGGGGTTTTTTCGTCCGCCAAACGGGATAAAAATTTGGGTTGATTAAATCAGTGATCCGTACCACTTTGGTTTCCATCATCATCAACCTCAGGAACGTCATCCACAATAATTACCCTACTGATTTGTCGCTCCTTCACCTGCCCCCAGTGGTTCAGGTTGGCATCGATCCTTTCCCTCCTTCCCCATCGCTCCGGGAATCGCCGCTCCAGAAAGTCGCGGATCGCCCGGTAGTCGTTGGGCATGTGTTGTTGCCACTGGGCCACCAGGCGGGCCTCCGCTTCCAGTTCCGCGCGCGTTACAGCCTCGCAAAACTCGCGATATTTCCCGCGCTTTTGCTCCTCCCCCTTCTTCATCCAACGGCGGAAAGTCGAATAATCAATCCCCGCATAAGCGCAGGCGGCCTCGTAGTAATTACCCGCCCGGATCGCATCACACAGCCTTTTTTGCACCTCCGGTGTCAGTTTTGATGGTCTTCCACGTCCCATACCGATCCCTTACCTTCGTGAAAAGATAGAAAAACGGCGTATCCAGCAACGCCAAGCCGACTTTTACTACATACTGGGAGACGATCATTGCCCATAGATTAGGAACAACACCCCAGAAAGCGATGGTGATAAAGATCGCCGTATCTACAAACTGAGCAGACATCGTGCTCGCATTGTTCCGGAGCCACTTATGCTTGACTCCCGTCTTTTCCCTAATGAAGTGGAAAAGCCAAACGTCCAGGTTTTGAGCGGCAAGATACGCAACCAAGCTCGCCACCACAAACCGCCAGTTTTGCCCGAGTAAAGTTTCATATGCTTGTTGCGTTTCCTGAGCGAATGGAGCCACCGGAAGATATTTCCCCATCAGGATCATCACAGAGGCAAACGCTTGGGCGATGAATCCGAACATCACCGCTTGCGCCGCTTTCTTTTTCCCGTATAGCTCCCCGATGATATCCGTGATCAAAAAGGTGAATGCATAGGTAACGACAGCCGCCGGCAAAACGACATATTCCCCGAATGATACGATCTTCCCGGCCAACACATTGGCCGTGACCAGGCTCGTCGCAAACAGCACATTTAGCAATATCAATCTTCTATCCATTTTCTACACCCTTTCTAGGTATTCGGCGTATTTGATCCATTCTCGAAGGTTGTGGATGTCGGCTTTCGATCCGATCAAACGCCGTCCTTTCTGAGATTCAGCTATTTGAACGATTCTTTTTCCGTTAAACTTGTAAAGCTGTCCCCATCTTACACCGCTTGCCCACGACGTGGAATCAACGGTATCAAAGTGGATGATCTCAAGATACTTTGGGTTGGAAAACCCTAATCCATGAATAACAGCCCCATAATCGTGCGCCGTCTTCACAAACCAGGACAGATATTTGTACTCGTTGGGCTTTATCTCCCGGGATGCGATCCCGCCGACGGCTACATAATCATACTCCTTGCACATA